TTAAAGTACTCCATACCAACGCCAACAGCTGCACCCAGTGCTGCTCCAAAACTAGTTCCAATAATAGGAATAACAGAACCAACAGTTGCTCCGTAAAGAGCACCTTCAAGTCCTGCGGCAGCAAGATTTCCACTGGCGGCTAAGGCTTCAAAGTTTTTTTCTTTTGGATCTAAAGAATCTTGAAATGCACTATTTGCAATTTCAGCAACCATGCCTCCTACCATAGCTAAACCAATTTTGCTTCCTAGACCACGGTAAGCGTTACCAAGAGTAGAGGAAAGAGCACCTCCAGCACCTCCAACTCCTGCTCTTTTTGCTAAGCTAGCAAGACCGTTTGTTAACCATGCAGTGTCCATAAAAGAACCTACAGCAGCGCGACCTGCCCTGCCGCTACCAAAAATATTGCCAGCAATATACCCACCAAAGTTAATCATAGCCCTTCTAGCAGTACTACTAATAGCTCCAACTACAAAAATACCTCCAAGAGCAGCAGTAAGTCCTGCTTGAAGATTTTCGATAAAAGAAAATTCTTGAGGAGCACCTTTAACTAGTTCTTGTGCAACGCTATCAAACCCTTTAGACGTAACTCCTGGATCATAGGTGCCGACTACCTTAGCATTAATAGTACCATCGCCAAAAAGACCTTCGCGAAAACCTCTAAAGATAGCTTGGAGATTTCTGGCAATACCTTTGCCAAGCTCCCCTAGTACATCGCCTTCGCCTTCCATAACTTTTCTTAAAATTGAGCCTGCTCCTTGAGCAATATCTTCTATTCTGTCAGTAAAAGCAGCGCTTTCTTTAATTGCACCAATAAGAAGGCCAGTAAGAACTATAGGAACAGCCCCTATTTTCAGAGCAAGTCGAGTAGCAAGTATACCTGCAAACCCAAGAAATTGAGTTTCTTCGGGGTTTTCTAAAGCATCAGAAAAAGATTTAGAAAGAGCTTTACCTATATTAGCAACTGATTCGCCAGCTTCAAATACAATTTTAAGATTACTACTTCCAATAGCTATAAGATTTGTTAGAATTTTATCTAAACTTTCTGGTATTTCAATTTCTTTAAGTTTAGTTTTAATATTTTCTAGTATAGTTGGCATGTCAGCAAAAGCGTTACTTTGATCTATTCCTCTGTGACCTGAAGTTGTCATAAAAATTTCAATAAAATTTCTTCTTATTGAAGATCCAAAGTTATTTAAAGACGTTGTTACTGAGTCTATTCGTCTTTGAAACTTTTCAAGTTCGGACTCTTGTTTAACAAAGTAATCATCAGCAGAGCCAGTAGTAATTCTTGGAGCAAACCCAAGAGCTTCCCCAAAGTCTTCTCTAGCTTTTTTAAATTTAAGAGAAAATATTTTAAGAGAGTTTTCAAGTTTCTTTAGTTGTTTGCCAAGTTCTGTATCTAAAACAACGCTATCTCCTGCGTCAACAAAAACAGTCTTTTCAAGAGCAAACATGCTAGTAAAGGCTTTCCACGAAGGCAGAGTAGCTGCTCTTAAGTTACCAAAAACCTTGAGAATATTAGTTTTAAAGGAGGAAAGCTTTCTTTCTACTTTTTCAATAGAGCTTGTGAATTGAGGCGAATACAATCCTCCTGCCTTTTCTTTCCAGTTATCTGTCCAAGTAGAGTTGCCAAAGATAGCTGTACGGATAGCTCCAAAGATATCTTCTGTAATAAACTTTTTAAAAGCACGAAGGACTTCTTCAACTGCTGTAATAGAAGTAAAAAAAGCTGCGGTTGCAAGGTTATAATCAAAAGTTTTCTTTATTGCCTGTGTTATATCAAAGAAAACACCTTTTACAAAAATCTTAACAATTAAAAACTCAATTTTTAATCTTTTAGCCCAAATTTGTACGTTATCTGCAACAAAAGTAAAAGCTTCAGTTAAAGATCTTATTACTACTTTAAGCCCTGTACTAGCTCCAAGAACTTTGTCAATGTTACCAAGCATTCTCTTAAATTCATCACCTAAAATTAAAGCAAAGTCTGCTATTCTAAAAGTAATTAATTTAAATTCTTTGTCTAAGTTTTTGCCATCTTCAAGTATAGCGTTAAATACGGTGCTAGCAGTTAACTGACCCGCTTCGGCAAGTTTCTTTAACTGTCCAAAAGGTTTTCCCATACCATCAGCAATAGCTCTAGCTAAGCGAGGAATACCTTCCATAACAGACATAAGTTCTTGTCCACGGAGTTCTCCTGCACCAAGACCTTGCCCTAACTGAATAATAGAAGCTCTTGCTGTTTCTGCGCTAGTACCAGAAATCTTAGCCGCTTTTGCAACAAGTTGAGTTGCTCTAAGAAGAGAATTAGTATTTACTTTAGTATCTCTTAAAGACAATCCAAACCGATTAAAGGTGTCAGTAGTAGTGTTAATATCCGCGCCAGTGGACTTTGCTACAGTTCTAAGTTCTTTTAAAGTTAATTGGAGTTCTTTTCCTCTACCAACAACTAAAGCAACTTTATTTTCTAAAGTTATCATAGCATCCGAAGCACCAGAAAGTCCTGAACTTAAGCCCTTAATAGCTAAAAGACTTGTAATTGCCGCACCCATTCTAACAAAAGCGCTGTTAGCTCTTTCTACTCTGGTTTGAATGTTAGAGACAGAGTTCTCTAGTTTTCCTAAATCTATTCGAGCCTTGGAAACATTAGCTCTTACTTGAATTTCTACACCACTCATTTGGGTCTCCTTTAAATAAAAATGCCCCGTCAGGTATCTTCGATTATGAAGAGCCATCAGGGGCATAGTATTTTATTCTGGGGTAATAATGCCTATTTTTGAAAGCACTTGTTCAATAAAATATCGAGGTGCTTGTTTGCTGTGTCCGTTATTTAAAACAGCAATGTGATCTACAGGGTTAGAAATTGTTCCAACTTTTTGCCCTAGCAAATCTTTTTGTTTTGTATTAACCCAGCCAGACCTTGCTTCACCTGTATCAATAGGTGTAACTGTTCTGAGTTCTTCTGTTGCTTTGTCAATCATCTGATGAGAATCTTGAGTCGCTATTTGTCTAATTTCATCTTCTATTCTTTGAAGTTCTTTATCGAAGTTAACAATTTTAGTAGTTACTATTTGGGTCATTTGTTACCTTTCAACCAAGGAGGTTTCCATTGAGAACTATCTCCTTCTTTTGCAGTAAGCATCATTTCAAGAAATTTACCTTTTGGTAAAGATTTTCTTTCTGTAGGAATTCCTTCCTTTAATGCTTTAAGAGTAGGAAATAAAGTTTCAGGTTCTTCTTTTAAACCTTGTGCTGAAAGTAACATGTAAGTTCTTTGGTCTTCTCTCCAACCAACAGGTCTTCGATTAAAAAAAGAAACCCACTTTAACAATTCAACGTAAGGCATTTCTGCTTGAAGTTTATAAACAGTAATACCTAGATTAAAAGCAACTTCATAAATGTTTTCTTCATCAAGGGTTAGTTTCCCGCTTCTGCGGCTCCCGCACCAATACCCGATAAGCTCATAACCTTATCAGATAGCTCAGTTAGCTCTGCAACGGGGAAACTATTAAATTCATCATCGGTTAATTCGTCTGCACCGATTACAGCAAGACGCAGTACGTCTCTTAAAAGAGCCATTTGGCCTTCTTCTTTGTTTTTATTTTTATTATGTTTGTCAGCAAGTTTTTGAACTTTAAATACTTCCGCTACAGACATTTTCTTTACTTCGATTTCTTCTCCCATAAAAGAAGTTGTTTCAGTTATTACTTTGTTTACTAGTTTTTTCATAATTATTTCCTAACTTAATCTAATTTATTTGTATCGACAAACAAGCTACTATTTTCTTCTTGAAAGTCATCCATCATTTTTCTTACAGTATGGAGAACAGAGAGTGTTTCCATAATTTCTTGTCCTGTTTTTGAGTCATTATCAAAGTCTTGAAATCTTTCAAAACTCTTACGAATACTAATATCTACACTACGTCTCATATGACGAAAAGTAGTTCTCATAACAAAACTCTTACTAAATGGTTTTTCCATATTTCTTACCTTTTCTGGGATAATAGAGGAGATCCCAAAGGATCCCCTCATCATTAGCGATCTCTATTTAGCTAGCTGCAATCGTTGCAGGACCAATAAAGTCAGACTGTGTAGACAAAGTAACAGTAGCAGTAGTTGCATCTGTCAAACTTGGATTAACCAAGATTGCTTCGACTTTACCGTTAAAGTAAAACTCTGTATTAGCTTTAGCTAGTGTAGTGCCAGCACCTTCGTTTGGAGTACAAGCTGTGTCAGTCATCATAAAGCGGAAAGTAACTGCTTTGCCAATTAAAGAGTGCAAATCACCTGCATCTGTTGCATTGTAGTTAATTGTAACTTCAAGGCTAGGCGCGTCAGCTTGACCTTGAACCTGAGAAGAGGTCTTTTGACCATAAACAGGTACGTTAACAATATTTGCAGGTGTACCCACGGAAGGGAACTCTCGTACAGAAGGCATACGATAATGCTCAGGGACTCCAGTTGTGTCTCCATCAGTAGCGTCAGCAGTTCCTGGAGTTGAGCCTACAAACAAAGCAGCGTACTCCGCTGCAGTATCGGTAGCAGCTACAGGAGCAATTGTGTGAATGTCAAGGTAAGTAAAAATACCTGTGCGAAGGTCGGAAATATGTGCCATTTATTTATTCTCCATAAGATTGAAATGGTATTGTGTATTTTGCACTGTAAAGTGCTTTATTAACTAAGTCTAAGCCTCCTACTGTTAAATAAGAAGCGCCAAGCTCTGGCCCCTTAATTGTTGTTCCACTAAGAGTATAAGAAGTGTTTTTATATTGCAAAAGAACATCTAATATATCACTAATTTGCATTACTCGTTTTTGGCCTTCTCCAGCCTTAACGTAAATAGTAATTATAACAAGTCCACTAAGATTCTTTTTTCCACCGTAATTTGATGAAGACTCAGAAGGTAATATATTTATTCTTAAAAACTCGTTATGATTTGCAATAGTGCCTTGATAGTTGTCAGGATACAAATCTATGTTTTGTCCTGTCCAATAGGACTGAGTAAACATATACTCTATTGTGTTTCTAGCATCTTCGTAGGTCATTATGCCTCCTTAGTCAAGGTAGCTGTTATAACAAACCCATTATCAGTAGTATCTGTAATACTATATGTATCACTTCCTACAGTTAAAGTGTCATAGGCATCTATATTCGCAGCTGTTTTTAAAAGAGCAGTATATTTGGCTCTACCATCAACTAAAGATTTTTCAGTAATAATTATATCTACAAGAGCAGAGACATTGCTTTGAGTAACAGTTCCGCTAGCAAAGCTGTAAGAACTTGCAACCTTGTTAGACAAAGTAGCTTTAGATACTAGCTCCCCTGCTGCATCAAAGGCTTTGTTTACTGCATTTGTAATTTTAGCCTTAGAAATCCCCATTAATTAGCCCTCCACCAACTTGAACCTGTGCCAGAGGCATAGGCTTTGTTTAGTAATGGTCTAATCTTTTTTAAAACCAAAGCAGGTTTTATAGGTATGTTAGGAGAAGAATCAGAATCAGAAATAGCAATAGAGCCAATAGAAATAGATTCAAAGGTTTGTCCTTGTCCTTGTAGAACATCTTCGTTGTCTACTAAGTGAAGAGCTTGTTCATAAACAGCTTCTTTAACTTGATCAGGAATTACAGTATTACCAATAGTAACGTTAAGTCCTAATCTTGTATCGTTATAGATTGCGTTATTACGAGGCCATGCAAGAGCTTGAGAGGAACTAACAGCCGAGCCAATCCAAGCATGGTCGTCAACTAACAGAGTTGCTGTTACAAGAGCAGATTCTTTGAGTTCAGTACTAGCAGCTGTCCAGTT